ATGAGTGGCGTGGCTATGCAGACAGAATTCCAAATGCTCAATGCGAAATTAGCAGAAAAGGCTGATCTACTAGAGTTAGCTGAAGAGCAGTTATGGCTGTTGTTCTGTGATTGGCAAGACGTTACCCCTGATGTAGAGATATTCTATCCAGATGCATTTGATCTACGTGATTACGATAAAGAACTAATGTTCCTTCAGCAGTTGCGTTCTACTGGCGTTAAGTCAGTTACATTGTCACAAGAGATAGACAAGAAGATTGCCGATTTGTTGCTAGATGATGAGGAACTTGCAAAGTCACACGTTGAAATAGAATCTGGTACACAAGTATTAGGTCAGTTTAATGAACAGGCACTTGAGATAGGAAGCTAATGGCCGCAGATATTGATCAGTTGCGTGAACTGATTAAGCTTGCTGAAACACATCAGGCAAAGTTAGCAAGCGCATTAGTTAAGCTAGAGAATCGTATAGCTGACATCATGGCTACTGCACCGCTAAGAGATGGAGAGTTGTTTGACTTAGAGTGGGCTGTACAGGCTAGGGTTGTTCTGCGTGAGGCTATAGAGCAAGAATACCTAACGGTAGTTGATGGCTTAGTTCGACAGTATAACGAAGTAGCGGCTAAGGCTATTGCCATGCTAGGGCAGTACGGTGACATTGCTAACCTAGATGCTAGTATTATTCAGCAGTTACAGAGCCTAACCTTTAAAGGCTTTGAGGATTTAGGACAACAGTACCTAGATGTAATTGCTAAAGAAGTCTACGAAAGCACCTTAACAGGAACACCATTTGCCGCAAGCGTAGCAACGATTAGAGCCACTGTAGGAAGTGATCTAGGGCGTTATGCTAGTCAGCAGTTACACGACTCCCTAATGCAGTTTGACGCGGCTGTTAATACTAGGATCGCCTTAGAGTCAGGTGCTAAAGAGTTCAAGTATCAAGGGCCAGATGATGAGGTCACTAGAGCATTTTGTGGAAAGCACGTAGGCAAGACATATACTAAAGAAGAAATTGAAGAAATCTGGTCAGGTAGTTGGACTGGTAAGATAGATGGTAATCCATTTATTGTGCGTGGTGGCTATAACTGCCGCCATAGGTTTAGGGCTGTATTCTAAGGAGACAATCATGCCACAAGGTAAAGGTACATACGGTAGTAAAGTAGGACGACCCAAAAAGAAGAAAAAAACCAAGAAATAATTATATGCTACAATGTTAATTCACCAATACTCTATAAGAGGTTCGTAACATGAGCGATGAAATCATGGCATCAGAAGCTGATACTGAGACAGCGGCAGTAGAAACTCAGGAAACCAAGACCTTTACTCAGGACGAACTAGATCGAATTGTTGCGGATCGCGTAGCAAGAGAGCAAAGAAAGTTCGATAAGAAGATACAAGGCATTGATCTGGATGACGCAAAGGAACTGATGGCAAAGCGTGAAGCCGCAGAACTTGAACGACAGAAGGAGCGTGGCGAGTTTGATTCTATTCTGAAGAAAACGGTTGAAAAGAAAGATATGGAAATACAGAGTTACAAAAGCAAGTTGCAACAGACGCTCGTAGATGGAGCGATTCTTGGTGCGGCTTCTAATAATAACGCTGTCAATCCAAATCAAGTATCACAGTTATTGAAAGACCAGACCAGACTATCAGATGATGGAACGGTAGAGGTGCTAGACGGTAACGGTGTACCGCGATACAATGACAGCGGTGATCTGCTATCAGTTAATGAAATGGTATCAGAATTTTTAACAGTAAACCCACACATGGTCAAAGCGTCACAAGGTGGCACAGGCTCGATGGGTAACACTGGTGGCTCTACACAGAAGCCTCAATCTGTGGCAGATATGGTTGCTAACTGGAGTAATGGCGGCAAAGAAGCATTTGCCTCTATGAAGAAAAAGTAACCACCAAACCACTATTTAATTTTTTGAGGATACAATCATGGCCGCAACAACTTCAACAACTCTTGACGATCTCTTTGTAAATATCGTCGCACAAGCACGTTTCACTGCTGAAGAGCAGTCCCTAATGATGGGTCTCGTTACTCAGTACAACATCCAAGCCCAAGCAGGAAAGACCATTCAGGTTCCTAAGTACCCTGCCATTGCCGCGGCAAACTTGACCGAAGGCACTGACATGACTAGCACTACTGTTTCTACTTCTTCAGTTTCTGTAACTGTAGGAGAGGTAGGCGCACAGGTTCTATTGACTGACATGGCTACTTACGGTGACGGCAACCCTGCTGTTGAGTTAGGTACTGTTCTTGGTAACGCTATCGCTACTAAGATTGATACTGACCTTATTGCTTTGTTTGACGGTTTCTCTGGCTCTATCGGAACCGCAGGAGCAGAGATCACTGTAGCTGACCTATTTAAGGCCGCGGCTACTTTGCGTTCTAACAAGGTTACTGGAACTATCAATGCTGTTGTACACCCATTCCAAGCGTACCAGTTGAAAGCTAACCTAACTAACACCTTTGCTAACCCAAATGGTGGCGACTTGCAGAACGAAGCAATGCGTAACGGTTATGTTGGTACTATCGCAGGTATCAATGTATATGAGTCTGCTAACGTATCTATCGACGGTAACGACGATGCTAAAGGTGCTGTATTTGCTCCAGAAGCATTGATGATCGCTATGAAGCGTGACTTCAACATTGCGCCTCAGCGTGATGAGTCACTACGCGCATTCGAGTTAAACGCTACTGCTGTATATGGCGTTGCTGAACTTGATGATGCATTCGGTGTTGAGATTCTATCTGACTCCGCATTGTAAGACTGACTGCCCCTTCCTCGGAGGGGGCTTTCTTATAAGGTAAAATGGTAATGGCATATTCAAGCGATGCAGATTTATTAAAGTTAATTCCAGACATTCTCGATCTAGGTATCGAGTCTTTTGTATTGGAACACCCAAAAGCACAGGCAGACATACAGCGCGAGTTACGGATTAAATGGTGGCCGCGAAAGAATATTGCAGGTGAGATGGACAACAGCAAACTTACCTCAACACAGTTTACAATGGCAAGTGCCTATCTAGTGTTATGGCGTTATGCTTTACCGCAGTTAACCAACTGGGTAGAGGGTGATCGCTTTCAGAGCATGATTGATTTCTACAAGGCGCGATACGGTGAAGAGTTAGAGGCTGTATTGGCTGATGGCGTTGACTATGATGCAGATGGCGATGGCGTAGTTAAGGAAGATGAAAAGCAACCTGTAGGACAAAGGTTAGACAGATAATGGAATTTAGCGTTAAGACAAATGCTAAGGAAGTATCAAAGCGAATTGGTAAGAAGGGAAAAGAATTATCACGCAGTGTTCGTAAAGCATTATCAATTACAGCACAAACTGGCGTAGGTATTATTGAGAATAGGACTGCCAAAGGAAAAGGATTCAAAGGCGGTGGGTTTAAGAAGTACAGCCCTACTTATGCGGCATTTAGAAGTAAGAATGGTAGAGGATCAACACCTGATCTACAGTTTACAGGTAAGATGTTAGGCTCTATGACTACTAAAGCTAACAGTAAGCAAGCTGTTATATTTTTTAGTAGAGCCGCAGAAGCGAAGAAGGCGGCAATGAATAACAAGAGCAGACCGTTTTTTGGGTTTAGCCGCAAAGAAGAAAAGCAATTAGGGCAGGTCTTTTTTAGGAATTTGAAATGAGTGTAAGAGAAGAGATAGCTGAAAATATTGTTACTACACTAAAGGGCATTAAAAGCCCTGTTGCTGTAAAATATGCTACTCGAGAGCCGTTCGACTTTGAGAAGCTGTCTAACGCTCAATATCCTGCCGTGTTAGTACGTAGTGCTGATGAAAGCAGAGAAGATACATCTATAGGTGGATCAATAACCCAGAGAATGGGTACGATTAATTATGACTTGGTTTGTTTTGTTAAAGGCTCTGCGATTGACAGTGCAAGAAACAACATAATCGAGGCGATTGAAGAAGGTCTTGATGTTGACCGTACTAGAGGCAGTAAAGCCATAGATACGCAGGTAGTCAATGTTGAGATAGATGAAGGTTCTATTGATCCCATTGGTGGGGTCATTATTACAGTCCGTATAGTATATCAGTATACTCGCGGCACAACTTAACTTAACTTAAAAGGTACATATCATGGCGACTAAAACAGGCGCATCTGGAGTAGTAAAAGTACAAGTCTCAGGCACGACTGTTGCCGTGGTAGGCGAGGTACGTTCTTTCACGTTTGACGGTTCAGCAGACACCATTGAAGATTCAGTAATGGGCGATACTTCTAGAACTTACAAGCAAGGCTTAAAAACCAACACAGTTTCACTCGACGTTTATTGGGATGAGGCAGACGCACAGCAGTTAATTCTTGACGAACGTGCTTCTGTAGACTTTGAAATCTATCCTACTGGCACTGGTTCAGGCGAGACTTTCTTTTCAGGCGGTGGCATTGTAACTTCTCGTTCTATCAGTGGAGCATTTGATGGAATGGTTGAAGCAAGTTTCACCATTCAGTGCAGTGGAGCAGTAACCGAAGCACAAGTATAAAGGGGATTAAACCATGGGATTAGCAAAAGAGTTACGAAGCAGAAGAAAGATACAGGCGCGAGAAGTTGTAGTTCCTGCATGGGGTGACGAATCTGGAGCATTTAAGTTATATTGTAGAACGATTACGTGCTATGACTTAGACCAGTTGCAGAAGAAGCACCCCGACTTTCTTAACAACACAACTATCGGTGCAATGGTAGATTTGATTTGCATGAAGGCAGAAGATGAGGGCGGTAGTAAACTGTTCGGGTCTGCGGAAGATAGGTTAGATTTGATGGGCGAAGAAACAAGCGTCATATCAGATATAGCCAATCAGATGTTTGCTGAAATTGAATCTGCGGAGGTGGCTGAAAAAAACTAAGAAGCGATCAATCAAGGATGAATCTATTATCTTTGGCTGATCGCCTTCACATTACGATAGAAGAAGCAGAGCAAATGCCTGTCAATCACTTCAATGAGTGGTTGGCCTACTTTCAAATAATGAGCGAGAACGATGGCTGAAAATGTAAACATTACGATTAAGGCGTTTGAT